GACGAGGATGATATACCGCCGGTGCCTAAAATTGCCATTACCAAACCGGGCGACCTGTATCTGCTCGGTGGACAGGTCAAATGCCCGAAATGCGGAAAGGCACACAATATATGAAATGCGAACATTGCCAACATGAGTTTGACATATCACCCGCAGATGTCCGTGGCGGGCACCGCCTGCTTTGTGGCGATTCCACGAGCAACGACGACCTCGCGTTACTGATGTCCGGTGAGACCGCTGACATTGTATTTACCAGCCCACCATACAACGCTGGAGACAATTCGCTCGGCGGCAACAAGAACATGACCGAGCAGAAGTATGCCAACGACAGCGATGACAAGCCAACCGAGGAATATCTGTCGTTTTTAATGGCTGTGATTCTGACTATCCAGAAGCATAGCATATACCAGTTCATCAACCTCCAGCAACTGGCTGGGAACAAAATCGCTGTTATTGAGTTGCTCCATGCCCTGCGTAACCATTTTTGTGATGTGTCGATATGGCACAAAGGTGGCGGTCAACCAGCAATGTGTGAGTCGGTAATGAACTCCCGCTTTGAGTACATCTTCATCTTTGCCACAGAGCCGAATCCGACACGGCAGATAAAGACGAATGTGTTTAGGAACATATCAAACGTGTTTGAGCTTAATCCATCCGGCAAGAACTCGTTCTCGGAGGTTCACGCGGCGGTGTTTCCAGTAGCGTTTGCAGAACATTACATTGCAATGGGAGCAAAACAGGGCGCAATCGTACTTGAGCCATTCTGTGGGTCGGGAACATCAATAATCGCATGTCATAAGAACAATCGGCGATGTATGGCGGTCGAGATAGACCCGCTGTATGTGGATATTTGCGTGCAGCGTTGGGAGGATTTTACCGGCAAAAAGGCAATTCGTATCAGAAAGGAACAAGATGAAAACTAAATGTGAATGTGGACATGAATTTGAATATACCCGCCAGGATGTAAAGGACGCTCATGTGCTTTTATGCGGCGACAGCACCAAGACAGAAGATGTCGAGCGGCTGATGGCAGGTGCCAAGGCAGATATGATTTTTACCGACCCACCATATAATGTCAATTATGAGGGATACACCGAAGAAGCACTGACGATTAAGTCCGATGCTATGACGGAAGCTCAATATATCGCGTTCATGGGAGCATTTTTTACGCAATACAAAGAAAACGCCTCCGATAATGCGGCTGTGTATGTCTGTCACGCCTCGGCATGGCAGCGTGAAACAGAGTCCGCGATGCTGGCAGCGGGTATAGAGGTCAGATGTCAAATTGTGTGGGTTAAGAATACATTTGCATGGGGTTTCGGTCGTTATAAGTTTAGGCACGAACCCATCTTTTACGCACACATTAAAGGCAAGCCAGATAATTGGTATGGCGACAAGACGCAGAACACAGTATGGGAGGAGAAGAAGCCATCTGCAAACCGCCTGCATCCAACAATGAAACCTGTTGAAATCGTAGAGCGGGCAATGGTAAATAGCTCGGTCGCCGGAAATATCGTATTGGATTTATTCATGGGGTCGGGGACCACGCTGATTGCGTGCCATAAGAACAACCGTGTAAGCTATGGCATGGAGATTGACCCGATTTACATGGACGTGATAATCAAACGGTGGGAGGAGTTTGCCGGCAAGAAGGCAGTTCTGGACACAGAGTATAATTATGCCGCCGGAAGAGTTGATTACAGAAAGCACATGGAGCAAATCAACGAAAAAACCCCAACCGCTGTGGCTGGGGCGTGCCAGGAGCAAAAATAATGGTCGCGTTACTTCGCAAGTGTAAACTTGCCTCGTTCGGTTTTACGGAATCTGGCATCGGCTCCCTTTTCTTTTATCTCGCGCGCGATTGCGGAATAAATCGTAGCCGAAGGAGTCTTACCAGCGGTTTTCCAGTAGCCCTTTTCCAGCATCAGATTGACCATATTCTTGCAATTGAGCGGCTCGCCCGCTTCTTCAAGCACACGCAATGCCGCACTCAAGCCGCCACGTTGCGTCGTGGTGCGTTCTTTCTTAGATGTTGCGCCCTTGATTGGCTCATCAATGTTCTTTGCACCCTGCGCCGCCTTGTCGGCTTTGGGATGATACACTCCGCAAAGACGGTCAGGGGTCTTGATAATGACCTCTTTGTTAGTGTTGGCGTTGACACCAACCCAATGACCATCAGGGTTCTGGCTCATAATGCGAACAGCGATAGTGTTCTTACCAATCTTCATTGTGTAAAGCCCGTTGATTTTGATGTCCGTTTTCTTCATAGTATTGTTCCTTTAAAAAAATTATTTGTTTATTTATCTGACCTCTTCGCAATGGGTCATCTTGATGACCATCTGTTTTGGCTGGTTTGGTTTTCTGTTGGTGACGTTGATGTCATAGCGGCCATCCATGTAGACACCAACAACTCTTCCGCGTGTTCCTTTGTTTTTGCCTTTTGTAATTCTGATTTTCATTTTTTTCCCTTTCAAAATTTATGTTCTATGTTGATTACATCAGGCCAAGTTTCTTCAAACACATCAAGTTAAATAATCGATTATTTTGAAATATGTCAGATTTATTTATGACTGACTAAGTTCTATGAAAGTTAGGCAAAATGATAACAAATGTAAAAAACCGAGATTGCATAAAAACGTGTTATACACACGACGCACCACGTTCGCACAAAGCGAGAGATGTAAGAAGTGCGATGATGTGTCCGAACTTTGAGAGGTCGCTAAACGTGGCGCAAACAGTGCGTTCCTGTGAAAATAAATTTAGGTACTCCGGACGAGATGTTCTTCGATGCCCAACGCGGAATGGTCGATGATTTTAACTCATTCGTTCGTGGGGCGCGCAGATGGCGTGAAAACCATTAGAAAGTGGTTTTATTTGCGAAATATGGCGTTTTAAGAAATGCGGTAGTGTACCGAATTTAACATATTTTTGAAAGGATTGAAAGTGGATAAGAAAAGTAAGGTTATAGCAGACAATTCAATGGCATTATCCCCAGAGTACCTGACGAGCCTGGCCGAGCAGAAATTTAAGAACTTGTGGATACGCGAGGCTGTGCGAGCTGGATTCCCGCCGATGTTCATCATCAAGGGTCAGTGGACACCCGATGAACTCCGGCCGGCGATTGAGGGCTATTATCAGAGTCTGCGTGACCGTGGGGTGTCGCTGCGAGGCTGCCGTATTCCAAAGGATGCCCGCAGCAAATAAAAAGTGTGATTAGAAGTGAACAATGCGTGAAAAAAAGAGAATAAGTTCAAACGTCCTTGGCTTTGTTCAGAAGCAGCGGCATTTATTATTGCTTCAAAAGGTGAAAAGCGGCCAGACGCTTTCTGCTCATGAGGCCAGAGAACTCAATAGGTACGAGAATCCGGTGCAGAAGCAATCTTTGTTGGATTCTCAGGCCCGCGACCTGGCAAAGAAGAATGCGGCACGCCGGGCTGCACAGGACATTGGCGAGTTGCCGAAGGTGGTTGACCCTGTTCGCAAGGCGGCGACCCTTAAGAGCCTCCGATTATTCTGCGAGACTTACTTTCCGCAGGCTTTTTACCTTGAATGGTCAGCCGACCACCTGAAAGTAATCGCGAAAATCGAGGAGGCGGTAACATCCGGCGGTCTGTTTGCATTTGCAATGCCGCGAGGTTCCGGCAAGACAACGCTTACGATAGCGGCGGCGATATGGGCGGTGTTTTCCGGTATCAGCCGGTCGGTATGTCTAATAGGCTCTGCCGTTGGTCAGTCGCTGGCGTTATTCCAGGGTGTCCAGGCATCGCTGATTGGCAATGATTTACTGCTTGAGGACTTCCCAGAGATTGTGTTCCCTGTGCGGGCACTGGAGAACAACGCTCATCGGCAGCGCGGCCAGCGGTATAAAGACGAACTGACGTTTATAGTTTGGGGCACAAAAAAGATTGTATTCCCAACAATCCCTGGCAGTCTCGCCAGTGGACATGCCATAACAGTTACGAGCCTTGACTCCAATATCCGCGGCCAGATTCATACAACGGTTGAGGGTAAGATTTTACGGCCAGACCTGGTACTTATTGATGACCCACAGACGAGGGAGTCCGCCGGTGCCCCGGAACAGACACGCAAGCGGCTGCAAATACTCAACGGCGATGTTCTCGGTCTGTCGGGACCGGGCAAGAAAATCTCCGGTCTGCTCACCTGCACAAAGATTTACGACAATGATTTGGCCGACCAGATTTTGAATCGCAAGAAGAATCCCTATTGGCAAGGTGAATGCACGAAGATGCTGTATAAGTTCCCGACAAACATTAAGTTGTGGGATGAATACTCTCAAATCAGGGCGGAGAGTTTTCAGTCTGGCGGCAACGCCAGCGAGGGTACGGCGTGGTATGCAGAGCATCGTGAGGCGATGGACGAGGGCGCGGAAGTTGCATGGCCGCAGCGAAAACAGGATGATGAACTGTCGGCATTACAGCATGCGATGAATTTATACTACCGGGACGCGGCAGCATTCATGGCCGAATACCAAAACGAACCAAAAACCGGTGACAAGGATGACATATTACTGACCGTGGACGATGTTATGGCCAAGGTAAACGACCGCAAGAGAGGTGAAATCCCACTCAAATGCCAGTACTTAACCATGTTCTGCGATGTACATGACACATTAATTTACTACTGCGTCTGTGCCTGGGAGGATGACTTTACAGGATACATCGTCGATTACGGCACCTACCCGGAACAGAAACGACTGATATTCACAATGAAGACCGCAACAAGGAAACTTTCGGGTGAAATCATCGGCGCTGGTATCGATGCCGCAATACAATCAGGACTCAATAACCTGATTACTGATTATCTTGCAAGAAACTGGCATCGCACAGGCGGTGCAACGATGCGAATTGACCGAGGATTCATTGACAGCGGATATAAGCCTGGCATCGTTGAGAATGTCCGTCGCAAGGTCGGTAATATTATCATGTCATCTCGCGGTGTCGGTCTAAAGGCGGCCAGTAGGCCGATGAGCAGTTACATCAAGAAGCCGGGTGAGAGATATGGATTCCACTGGTACATCCCGAATGTAAATAAGACCAATGAATTTCCGTATGTTGCTATCGATGTGAATTTCTGGAAGACGTTTGTGCAGGAACGGCTCAAAATGGCGATGGGTGATAAAGGTGGAATGACAATCTTTGGCAATATGGGGTCAATGCACAGTCAGTTTGCAGAGCATATCGCAAATTCAGAGTTCTGGGTTAGGACACAAGGTCACGGCAGAACAGTTCACGAATGGACTGCCAAGGTTGGCAGACCGGACAATCACTGGTTTGACTGCTTGGTTGGATGCGCATGTGCAGCGGCGATGTGCGGGTGCAAGGTAGATGGTCAGGCATTGAAAACAACTGAGCGGAAACAGATAACGCTTTCAGAATTGCAGAAACAAAGGCGGGCCAATAATGTCTGATGAAAAGCAGCAAAAAGATGTGGGACTTGAATGTCGCAACTGCGGATGCCGGCATTTTTCTGTCGAAGGCACCCGTATCGCAAATAGGCAAATTGTCAGGTATCGTATCTGCAAAAATTGCGGACAACGAATGACGACACGAGAACGCGCAATTACTTAGCTTTTACCACAAGCTAATTATTATCAATGGGTTAAAAATTTTAAAAGAATTATCTCCCTAATGCCGAAATTATATCGTATAATCTATTAAGAATCACGATGGCTGGCTATACAAAGGGTTTCGTCCCGCGTTAATGCCAGCCAATTTTATTTGTACTCCAGTTTGTTTTTCAGGCCGTTCATAAACACCAAATTTAACAAGAACTCCATCGATATCGGCTGTACATTAAAAAAATTTCTACTAATAGAAAGTGCCTTATAAAATACCGCCTAAAATCCCCCTCGACATATTGACTTACAAAAATGAAAGTGTAAATTAAGATAGACAAGTTAATACGCTTGACGACTAGCTATCGGGCAGGCAAAAACCAAAAGTAATAAAGCCGTGCAGGGCTGCATCCCCTGCACGGCTTTTTCTTTTGGCTCGCATAAATGGTTGTTACGGCGGGATAGAGCAATGGCAGCTCAGCGGGTTCATGACCCGCAGGTTGAAGGTTCGAATCCTTCTCCCGCAATTATGGCAGATGATTTAAATAATTCGATTTTAGAAAATGCAAAGTCGCCGGCAAAAGTTTCCAGTGACGGAGTTTCCGTTGAACAACACCCTTTGTCTGAGCAAATTGCCGCGGATAAGTATTTGGCCAGTAAGAATGCCAGCCAATGCAAAGGGCTGGGTTTGAAATTCACAAAACTATCTCCTCCAGGAGCAGATTAAATGTTCTCATGGTTCAAAAACAAAGGGTGCAAAGTTGTCAATCCGGCAGGACGTGTCCTGCGGGCAAGGTTCGATGCCGCGCAAACCACCGCCGACAACGCCCGTCATTGGGCAAATGCCGATTCGCTCTCGGCCGATGCGGCAGCAAGCGCAGATGTTCGCAGCAAACTTCGTGAGCGGAGCCGCTACGAGATTGCCAATAATTCATATGCCAAGGGCATTATTCTTACCATTGCCAATGACTGCATCGGAACCGGGCCAAGATTACAGCTTCTTACCGACAGTCCTGAAATCAATCGCCGCATCGAAACCGAGTTTAGTCGCTGGGCCGATAGTACCAATTTAGCTGAAAAACTTCGCACAATGCGTATGGCCAAGGCCGGAGATGGTGAAGCGTTCGGTATGTTAGTTGCCAATATGCAGCTTCGATGCTCAGTAAAACTCGATCTTCAACTCGTAGAGGCTGAAAGAGTTACCAGTCCGCAGCTTACATTGATTGCAGGTAACTCTGTCGATGGTATTGAATTCGACGCCTGGGGTAATCCGGCTATGTATTATGTCCTCAGACAGCATCCGGGAGATGGTGGATATTTTTCGATGGACTGCGACCGTATCAGCGCAGCTGCGATGATTCATTGGTTCCGCATAGACAGACCCGGCCAGCATCGTGGTATCCCGGAGATCACACCGGCATTGCCGCTCTTTGCGCAATTACGAAGATATACTTTAGCTGTTCTTGGCGCTGCCGAGACAGCAGCCGATTTTGCCGCGGTGCTCTATACCGATAGTCCTGCCAACGGTGAAGCGGCAAACTTAGAGCCGATGGATATTGTCGGACTTGAAAAAAGAATGGCAACTACATTACCCGATGGCTGGAAACTCGGTCAAATAGAGGCCCAGCAGCCGACAACCACCTATTCAGAATTCAAGCGCGAGGTCTTAAATGAGATCTCACGCTGTATGAATATGCCGCTCAATATCGCACTGTGTAATAGTTCAGGCTACAACTACGCATCCGGTCGACTCGACCATCAGACTTATTATAAGAGTATCCGCGTCGAACAGGCACATATGGGTGAGGTGGTATTAGATAGGATTTTTGAGGCGTGGTTATATGAAGCGCAGCTTTTAACAGAGTTTGCATTCCTGCGAAGACAGCCATATCTGCCAAGGCAGTGGTTCTTTGATGGTGTCGAGCATGTCGATCCTGCCAAAGAGGCCAATGCCCAGTCGAAGCGCCTTATCTCTAATACAACAACCTTAGCCGCTGAATTCGCCCGTCAGGGCAAAGACTGGGAAGTTGAACTTCGCCAGCGTTCAAAAGAAAAAAAACTAATGACCGAACTTGGCCTGTTACCAAAGGAGAATACAAATGCAAAACAAGTTGCCTGATTCGTTTGAATTTACATGCCCGCTTTCAATTGCAGCCGCAGCAGACAGTAAGGCCATTCCTAAATTCACAATGGTAGCATATACCGGTGGTCCGATGAATATCGAGGGATTCCCGCATCCAGTGGTCGTCGATCTTGAGGGTCTGTCTATTCCGAGGCAGGATATACCCATTCGGTTAGACCATAATCCACGCCAGGGTGTAGGACATACCCGGTGTGTAACTATTGAGAATGGCCAGGTGACTGCCGAAGGTCTCATTAGCCGTGATACCAGCTGGGCACGCGATGTCGCCAAAAGCGGAGGTAACGGATTCCCATGGCAGGCGTCAATCGGTGCTGCAGTTGTAAAGGTGGAGTTTGTACCCAATGGTCAGAACATTCAAGTCAACGGCCGGACATTTGATGGTCCGGTTCATATAGTTCGTCAATCAGTTTTAAAAGAAATCAGTTTTGTCGATAACGGCGCTGATACGAAAACCAGCGCTAAAATCGCAGCAAAGGAGAATCAAATGCAGACAGTACCACAAAGTTCAGCAGAAGTTACTAAACCCCAAGTCCAAAAAGCAACCGAGCCGACAAAGGTAGAGGCCATCGCACCGACTCCGCCGATACCTGCGACTCCAGAAACCATCAATGCCTCGGCAGCAGCGCCTGTCATCGCTGACCCTGTTGCCCAGATGCGTCAGAAGATTGCTGCTGAGACCAAACGTATCTCGGCCATTCAGGAAACCTGCGCTGGCAAATTCCCGGACATAGAGGCCAAGGCAATCGAAGATGGCTGGGATAAAGAGCGAACGGAGCTGGAAGTTCTTCGAACATCAAGACCCAAAGCGCCTGCCATTCATGAACATGCAAGCCAGACAACACCAACCGTTCTTGAGGCATCGGCAATGATCACAGCCGGAATAACAGCAAAGCGGCTTGCTGCCATGTACGATGACAAGATTTTAACCGCTGCAGATAAAATGCGCGGGATGGGTATCCAGGAATTCTGCGAGCGGGCTGTAGGAAAACAGCTGCCGCGTTTTCGCAGCGATGCTACCGGATGGCTACAGGCTGCGTTCAGTACCATCTCGCTGCCGGGGATATTGTCCAACATCGCCAATAAAATGCTCCTTGAGGGTTATAACTATATCGAGGATGCATGGCGGCAGATTTGCAAGGTAGCATCGGTCAACGATTTCAAGCAGCATACCCGCTATCGCATGACCGGCAACTTGAAATTCGAGGCTATTGGCCCTGATGGTGAGATAAAGCATGGCTCTATAGGTGAGCAGGCATTCTCGCAAAAGGCCGATACCCACGGCATTATGTTCGCTCTTACCCGTCAGATGATCATAAACGATGATATGGGTGCATTCACAGATCTGCCCCGTCAAATCGGTATGGGCGCTGCCGAGGCAATAGCCGAGGCTGTATGGTCATTACTCTTATCGAATCCCGGCACGTTCTTCAGTACCAATAATAAGAATTATCTGGCCGGTGCAGAAACAGTATTAAGCGTCGATGGTCTTACGCTTGCTGAGCTGCTGTTTTTGGATCAGACCAAGCCGAACAAACGGCCTTTAGGTATCGCGCCAAGTATTTTGCTGGTACCCAACGCATTGAAGGTACAGGCTCAGCTTCTTATGAGCTCTCTAAAACTCAATGAGACAACGACCGCCGATAAGGGCAAACCCCAGGATAACCCGCATGCCGGCAAGTACTCTGTTGTGAGTTCTTCGTATCTGGGTAATGCGAGTTTTACCGGCTCCAGTACCAAGGCGTGGTATCTGTTTGCCGATCCCAATCGGCTGCCGGCCATTGAGGTTGCGTTCCTCAATGGAATCGATAGGCCGACCGTTGAAAAAACCGATGCAGATTTTAATACACTCGGTATCCAATTCAGAGGATATATCGACTTCGGGGTCAAAGAGCAGGATTACCGGGGCGCGGTGAAGATAAAAGGCGAAGCGTGATATTAGCTATCAGCTTTCAGTTATCAGTTTTCAGATATTTTTTTTATAGGAGTAAAAAACAATGATTAGTTTCTATCAAAATGGAAAATCAATCGATTACACACCGGCCGCTGATGTAGCAGCCGGGACTATCGTGGTATTAAAAGGACAAGTTGGTATTACCAAGCTCGATATTGCGGCAGGTGCCAAAGGCGCTCTGGCCGTCGAGGGTGTTTTTGCAGTTCCAAAAAAGGATGAGGCATTCGTTGCCGGTCTTCCCGTCTGGTTCGATGCCAACGGTAATCCGAAAGTCGGCACAGCCGGCACCGGCGCTGCTACGCAGATCGGCGGCGATGCCCAGGCGACGGGTGATGTCCTGCTTGGTATGGCCGTTATTGGCGCTCTGGCAGCGGATGAGTTCGTCTATGTCGCAATCAACAAGTTTGACCCGCGCATACCTACGTTTGCTCAGGGCGCTCGTATCACAAAGGCTGCAAGTGCAAACGCAGGCGTGACAGAGTCCGGTGTTTGTTACGATGTCACAGCGGATGCTGCTGTAATCACTCTGCCTGCAACAGCGGCAGGTTTGGAGTTTACGGTGATGAATATGGCCGCTGATGGTGCGGCTCTTGTCGAAGTTGACTTCCAGGCAGCAGATAAGAATATCGGTGGGCTTGGCGTTGCCGCTGGCGGTGATGGCAAGAAGCTCTCGAACACCAAAGCGACAGCCAAGAAAGGCGACTTCATCACGTTCGTTGCTGATGGCACAGATGGCTACCGAATTGCCGCAATTCGCGGAACGTGGGCTCAGGAAGCGTAATAGGCTTTGGGTATTGGGCTTTGGGCTTTAGGTAAAAAGTATTCTACCCAGAGTCCTAAGCCTGACCCCAAACCCAAAGTCTAAAGCCCAAAGCCTATTTGATTGAGATGATGTGAAATGGCCAACATATTAAAAACCGGCGCTCAATGGCTTTCTGATATGCGAATCAAACACATGTCGGAAACCGTTACCTATACGCGAGGTGTAATTACCGTCGGTGTACTCGGCACTCGCGGTGTCACTAAGTTTGAGGTGTCTGATGAATCAGGACTGTCTGTTTACGGCCAGATTGCAGACTGGATTATCCTGACGGCAGATTTAGTATTGGGCGGCATCCTAATCGAACCCAAAAAAGGCGACAGGATAATTGCCGATGACAAGACGTTTGAGATTGTGTTCTTATCGGGCGATGGTTGCTGGCGGTATAGCGACCCGCATCAAATAACAATGAGAGTTCATACAAAAGAGGTATCAGCATAATGGAACAGATAATATTCAACATGATTGAAAAATTTGGTGTACCTGTGGCATTGGTATTATTTTTCGTATGGCAGGGATGGAAGCGTGAACAGCGGATGTCGAAGGCCATAGAAGAAAACCAGAAAACTCTTTCTACATTGGAATCAGATTTTCGGTGTGTACTGGTTGATTTGTGCAAGGGGAGCACTGAGGCCATTACAAAAAACTCTAACTTACTCGAAGAGTTGATAGGTCTGCTTAAAAGCATACCCTGCTTTCCATGCAAGCAAGTCAATAAAAAGGATGAGTAGTAAATGGATATTATTCAAATAGCAGATGCTTTGGCAGCGAAGTTAATTACCGGGACATTCAGCTATTCGTTTACTCCGGTGCGCACGGTCTTTCCAAACTTTGAATTAAAAGAACTGGCCGCGTTAAAGGTAACTGTAGTTCCGCGGTCGGTTGATTCATCTGTTGTCACACGAGTAAGCGAACAGGATGACTATAGTATTGATATTGGTATCCAGAAGAAACTCACCGCAGATTATGAAACTGAAACGGTGGCGTTGATTTCTTTTGTTACGGAAATAAAGGATTTCCTGAAACTCAAACATTTAACAATGACGACAAGAGTTGCTATATGGATTAATACGAAAATTGACCCGATTTATTCGCGGGAACATCTCGCCGGCGACAATGTTTTCACCAGCGTAATTACCGTTACGTACCGGATGGTTGGATAGTTATGAAATACAGAGAAATATCAAAACGGAAAAAGTCTTATAACTATGAACTGGCTGAAACAATAAGCATTCAGACTGGTATCCTGGGTTGTAATGTTGAGATACCGAAGTTCGTAAAACTTACACCTGATGGTATCTTGACTGTTTTTGCTGGTTATGCCTGGGATGGAGCATCGGGCATACCGGATTCAAAAATTACGCGAACAGCGTCTTTGATACACGATGCGTTGTATCAGTTGATTCGTGAGGGCTTACTGTCCAGAGAACAGCATAGACTTGCGGCAGATAATTTATTCAGGGATATTTGTATCGCTCGCGGCGGGAATAAAACTATCGCCGGTATCTACTGGCAGGGACTCCGATGGTTCGGTGAAAAAGCAACGTATCCGGTCAAGAACGATTTAGAGCCGGTAATTGAAGATAAGGACATTATTTTAAGGAACGTAGCATGAAAAATTATGTGATTTTAGTTGTGTTGTTTTTTATAACGGCGTTGACACTTATCGCGGGCTGTCTGTCAGACCAATTTATGCCGGCTGATAAAAGTATTTTGGCAGACCGTTATATTTTCGACAACGACCCTTGTTTTTCGACTTCGATAAACAAAGGCAGGAATTATTTGGGCTATAACAATCTTGCCGGTGCTAAGCAGAATCTTGCCGCTGTCAAGTATGTTCATGCGTTGAATCAGGCTCAATATGCGTATTTGACCGACAAGGACGACAAGTCATTTAATCTTGCCAACAATGAAGCCGAAACGAATTACAAAACAGCACAGGCGTTGTCAGATAAAATTTTCGGTGAAATGGGAATCGCTACAATAATTGTGTCGGCATTACTCGGCGGTATAGCAACACGAATTCACGCAGTACAAACATTGAGTACACCGGCAGAGGTACAAGTTGAAGTTGACAAAGCCGTTAAAAACGAAACAGAAAAACTATATACACAGGCCGAAGTTGACGCTTTGGCTGCAAAGTTGAAAGGATAAAAAATGCCTATTCCAATTCAAAACACAGAAATCGTAAAACCTAATGCAGTATTAATCCCGCAGATACTTATTCAAAGCGGGGTAGTCGAAGGAAAAATTAAGACATCAGTACAAATAGTCCTCGCCGCCGCAAAATGCGATAATGCCGGCCAGCCAAATGAAGCCTGGGAGCTGACGGGGAAAGTCGAGTCTATCAGGCTGGATGATATTGAGCATCTTGATGAAGATTTGGCTTCATTACAAGCCTCAGTAGGTCAGGTATTTGCCGGTATTCTCGGTCTTGTGCATGGGATGAACACTATTCGCAAGGTGATTTAATGCCTAACGTTTATCTATGTAGCAGCGGTGTCAATTGGAGTACGTCTGTTTGGTCGGACAGTCCCGGAGGCAGCTCTCTTGGTCGCGCTCCGGTAGACGGTGAGACGGTATTCTTATGCAGTTACTGGGTTAATTTAGATTGTGACACCGCAAATCTTGCTGGCCTGTATGCGGGCCAAGCTGCTGATGCAACAGGGAGTGGCACGATTTTTGTTTATGCCGACAATAAAACCTTACGATGCTCTGGTACAATACAAGCGGGAACCAGTTATATCGTCTATCTGATCAGCAATTACACATTCACCTTAATTTGTGCCAATATGTACGCAGGAACCGGCAACAGCGCCTTATACACAGCCGCTGGAACACAGACCATAAATTTCGCTGGAAACATCTGCGCCGGGCAATCGGCAGTAGGATATATTTACGGATTCAACTTTGGTGGTTCTGGTATCACCCTCAATATGACTGGTGACGTTCATGGCGGCACGGTGAATAATAACTACGGAATCTGGATGGGCTGCGGCGGTACTCTGAATATCACAGGCAATGTGTATGGTGGTACTCAGTCGTACGCGAAGGGTGTATTTGGTAAAGGCACGGTTACTATCACAGGAAATGTTTATGGCGGCTCAGCGAGCAATGCAGATGGTATAGGAACTAATGCTGGTGCATCGATAACGGTTTCAGGTAATGTTACAGGGGGGAACAACGGAGCACATGGAATCCGCATTAGTAACTCTAATTCTAATGTTACCGTTGGAGAACTTATTACCGGAGGAGCAAATTCGTCATCGTATGGTGTAACAGTGGCAAGTGGAGCAGTTACCGGATGTACCATTAACGCAAATGGCGGTGTCTATGGCGCTGCGGGCTGCGGTATAGTTGCTCCGGCCGGCACGGCAAATGTCATCAGAAGCAGCAGCGAACTTATAGCTGTTGCAGGAGGCTCGGCAAATTCGGCGTACGGAGTCTCAATTTCCGGAACTACGATTTTAACAATTACCGGAAGCGTCACTGGCGGAACCGTTGACGCATCAGCGTGTGGCATATATGCCGCTGGAAGCGGGTCTGTAACTATCACAGGTGATGTAACCGCCTCGTTAATTGCCAGCGCTATATGGAATAACAGTTCTTCGACGATAACCGTTACAGGCAATATTTCCTCCGGTAGTGGCGCGGCAAGCGGTATCACTAATAATGGTTCAGGAAAAATTGTTGTTATAGGGAATGTAACCGGAGGAAGCGGCGCCAATGCTACCGGCATCAGTAATTGGAGTACCGGCATGTTATTGATAACAGGTAATGTCACCGGTGGTACGGTCGATAATACCGCATATGCCGTCAGGAACAATTATACGGGCCGAATATACTATGGCGGCGATAAGACTAACAACACCGCCAACGCGTTCAGCAGTGAAACCTATGTATTACAAGCCGTTATAGCAAAGACTGCCGGCAATTGGAGCACAGGGTCTAATTGGTACGGTAATGCTGCCCCCACGGCAGAACAAAACACATATTTGAATAATCTTGTTATGGTAATGGATATAGCAACCATTACTGTCAGAGATGTATATGCGATAGGAGCGATGTCAAGTCAACTCATTATTGATGCGTCCGCGGGCGTTAAGATACTCAATGCCGGTATTATCAGTGGTTCCGGTTCAACCGGTTTGATACGAGTAAATAACTCTGGAAACAAGGTAACTGTAAATTGCACATCGATAGTCGCAGGAACTTCCACGTGTGCCGTATATATCGCCGCAGGCGCTATAGTCGAGCTAAATGTCAGTGACAGTATCTACGGCGGGATAGGATTAAATACGTATGGAGTATATGCCGTAGGAGCCGGAGCAACTTTAACAATCAATGGAACATTGATGGCAGGAGTAGGAGTAACACATACTGAAGCCGTATATCTTGCAGCAGCAAATCTTATTGTAACTATCACTGGGACTATGTGGGCTGCGCAATCTGGTTCAGGGATGTATGGCATGGCGTTATATGCTAATACATCTGCGTCAGGATTGATTTTAACAATAGTCGGCAATCTCTATGGCGGCAATTCAAATGGGGACCAGTGTTTTGTTATGCGGTTAGACGGGACCGGCACCGTTGTAACGCAGAGCGGCGGCACGTTAATAGCAGGCAACGGGATTTATAACTCAGGATGCATCTACCTGGTAGGAGTAAATTCATACGCGGATGTATCGGGCGATTTATACGCCGCAGCAGCGAACAGGTCAAACTGGGTACTGGGCGCCGCAGCAAGTGGCGCATACTTCATTGTTCGCGGCAGCGTCTATAACACCACAGCTAATAATGCTCTGGCCGGACCAATAAAATGGGCTCCAGCGGCAGGAAAGACAATTCATTATCAAAATCTGGCAGGCGACGACGTAACAATAGCACAGCAGAATGCGTTTCGGCGGCTTTCGGTTTGTGCGTAGAGTAAAAAAATGCAGAAAGGAATTTTTAAATATGGGAATTCATAATCAAGGTTGGCAGAAAATACGGTCAGTTGAAGCTGTCGATACACCACTGGCTGTCGGCACGATGGATTGCAAACCATCGTATGCTCATAACGTAGCTTCATCAATAATCAGAGGGCTTCAAATCATCGTTGCCGCTATCGGAGCGAACAATGGCGTTGTTCAGACACGACTATATGGCGGCAGAGGCAGCGGCGGGCCGGCGATACTCATTGCAGACATTACCTGGACGCTTGGCCAGATGGTTTGTTTGCAAGACCCGCAGACCCAGGAATCATCCGATTTGCAGCGATATGCAGACACGGCAGTTGTTACGATGTATTGGCCGCTCGATATTAAATCACCAAACAGCGGCAACGATATGGTATGTGTTGCAAGTTTTGATGGTCTCGACATTGATTGGATTGCCGCGGAGGTATTGACGCTCACCAATGCAACGAAGGCAAACATTTATATGGGCTACTTTGGATAAAAACTAATGGCAAAAAGCATAATCCAATTTAAGAAGATGTTCTTTGACAGCAAGGAAGTGGTTTCTGCCGCGGACAAAGCGGCAAGGTCTGTGCTGAGTAAAATCGGTGCATTTATTCGCAGGGAGGCAAAGAGCAGTATTAAGCCAGGCGGCAGGAAACATAAAACCAGTCTGCCCGGCCAGCCGCCAAGAAGTCAGACCGGACTACTTAAACGGTTCATCTTCTTTGGCTACGATAAATCGACACAGTCGGTTGTCGTTGGCCCTGCAAAGCTCGGCGGTGTCAAGGGAAAGGATGCTCCGCATACTCTTGAGTATGGCGGGAAAGCAGCTATCAGCCATCAGTTGTCAGCTTTCAGCAGCAAAAAATATGTAACCATCGCTCCGCGGCCTTATATGAACCCGGCGCTAAATAAGAATTTACCAAAACTGCCCGCGATGTGGGCAAATAGTATTAAAAAGTAATTTTTTTTATAAGGAATTTAAAATGGCAACAACACCTGATTTCATGCTCGGTATCGATGCAAAACTGTATTATAACGCAACGTTGGGTTCGGCGTTAACTGCGTTTACGCTAACTTTAGATCGCATTCAGGATGTATCTCTAAAAATCAGCACCAGCGATGCGGATATTACTACCCGCGCAAATTCCGGCTGGAAAGCGATAGCGCCAACGCTCAAGGAGGCTGAAGTGTCATTTGGCTTAGTTGCAAAGGCCGGTGATGCCGGACTGATAGCACTCAGGACTGCGTGGCTTGCCAATAGCGCGATTGGACTTGCCGTACTGACCGGAGCAAAGGCAACTACCGGAGTGGAAGGTCCCGTTGGCGATTGGTCTATTACAGAGTTCAGTCGTGACGAAACGCTCACCGAGGCTATCAAGTACAATATCACCGCCAAGCTGACGACGTATAAGGCGTGGGCAATTGATGGTGTATAGTCAGGCGTATTTCGTCGTTCGTGAAGCGTGAGGCGTGAAGTGTGAAGCGAAAAACAACGAGATACGCTTCACGAGATACAAAACTTCTTTTTGTTTTAGAGTTTCTAAAAGACAGGATGGAATAAAATGAAAGCATTTACTGATAATGCCGGCAAGACGTGGTCGGTTGCAATGACAATCGACAGTGTAAAACGCGTGCGAGATTTACTTGGTGTCAATCTTGTCGAACCGGAGGCGGGAGAACCACCTCTCTTGACACGTCTTGGCACCGATGAGATTCTGCTCTGCGATGTTGTGTACTGTTTAATCAAACCGCAGGCGGATGCTCTCGGCGTTACTGATGTCGACTTTGGTCGTGCGCTGGGCGGCGATGCTATCCTTGCCGCTCAAACAGCTCTCTATGAGGAACTTGTAGATTTTTTCCAAAAGCGCGGCAGGCCGGACAGAGCCAGGGCTGTAGCCGCGCAGAAGACAATGATAGAGATGGCAATAGAGAACGTAAGAATGAAGCTCGATGCAATGAATCCGCAAGCGGAACTGGCCAGGATACTTGGGAATTGATTTATCAGTTAGCCGGCGCGATAGGCGTTGACCCTGGCGGTCTTACTTTGCGGGAGCTTCTGTGGATGTCAGAGGGCGCAGGCCGTGATGCATGGTCGAGGGCTTCTAATCTTATGGCATTACTGGCAAATATAAACCGCGACCCGAAGAAGAGTAAGGTATTCAAGCCAACCGACTTTAATCCTTACTACTCTGTCAAAAAGGATTCAGTCCTGGTGACGCGAGAGAATATTGGAATACTTCGTGAAGCGTTTAAAGGAATTAATTGCAGCGGTCAGTCTTCAGACATCAGCTTTCAGTGAAAAGAATTTGCTGAAGACTGAGGACTGATAGCTGATAACTATTGAGCGACCGAAGGGAGCGAAATGAGTACTGGTGCAATAAAAGCAGGTCGAGCGTATGTCGAGATATTCGTAGATAAGAATCCGCTTATTCGCGGTCTTCGTTCTGCCGAGAAATCACTTCGTTCATGGGGTTCAACCGTATCTGCAATGGGTCGCAGGACAATGCTTGCCGGTGCCTCAATCGTTGGCGCTCTTGCGGGCGCTTCTATAAAGGCGGCGGCGATGGGCGATACCCTTTCTGATATGGCGACAAAGACAGGAATGAGCGTAGAGGCTCTCAGCGGACTTGGCTATGTCGCAAGTCAAACGGAGGGCAGCATTGAAGATGTCGCTAAGGGCATCCGGTTCATGCAGAAAAATCTATTTGCGGCAGGCGGCGGGCTAAAAACAGCCGCTGAAGCGTTTGGCCAACTTGGACTTACGGCGAAAGAATTAAACTCAATGTCGCCTGACCGGCAATTCATTGAATTGGCCGACCGTATCGGCTCGCTCAAAAATCCAACGGATAGAGCTGCGCTGGCGATGAAGATATTCGGAAAAGCTGGTACAGAGCTGCTGCCGATATTTGCTAAAGGCAAAGGCGGCATAAACGCACTAATCGAGGAAGCTCATCGGCTCGGCCTGATTATGAGTACACAGGATGCCGAGGCGGCATCGGTATTTCACGATGAACTGAAAAAACTTACCGCTGTTATGAAAATGGAATTGTTTCGGGTTGGAGCGGCTCTTATTCCCATATTGACCGATATGGCCGATAAAATAGTTGCGGTCGTGGCTAAGATAACGGAGTGGATTAAAATTAACAAGGGAGTTGTTGTAATGGCGCTGTATGTCGGGGCCGGTATTACAGCGGCTGGCGCAGCGTTCTATGCACTCGGACTTGCGATGACGTTTTCTGCGAAAATCCTCTCCATCGTTATCGGCGCTTTTGCGGTACTCAAAACGGTGCTGCTGTTCATACTCTCTCCGCTCGGAATGATTGTCACCGCACTTACCGCAGGTGTTGGGGCGTTTCTGTATTTCAGTGGATATGGTGGCAAGTTACTCGCCTGGCTTGGCGAGAGGTTTGTTGAATTGAAGCAGGATGCGACAAAGGCATTTAACGGCATCAGTCAGGCGCTCGCAAAGGGTGATATTACACTTGCCGCTCAAATCCTGTGGCTAACCTTGAAGATGGAATTTTTGAAAGGTAAGCAGGTATTGCTTGAGATATGGCTTTCATTCAAAAACAAGTTTTTGGAATACTGGAACGGAATCGGATATTCGATGGTTTTAGTTTGGGATACAGCTGTCTATGGCATTAAGGTTGCCTGGATTGAAACGGTTGCTTTTCTGAAAACGGCATGGATAGGTTTTAAATCTGTTTTTGCGAATGTGTCAGATTGGTGCGTCAGGAAATTGATGGGCATTTATATCTGGTGGCAGAAGCTGCTCAATCCCAAATTTGATGATACGTTTGCCAAAGGCTATGTTGATGACCAGCTTGCACAGGACAAGGCTGACAGGGAATCTGAGAACAACAAAGCATATTCCGACATTGAAAAAGACAGAACAAACTCTCACTCAAACGCATCATCGGCGTATCAAAACAATGTGAACACAACCGCTCAGTCGTATGCGAATGATTTGGCTGCAAACGACAAGGAAGCGGCAGATAGGCTCGCGGCTGTTGGTGCGGAACTTGACAAAGCAAAGAGCCAGTGGCAATCATCGCTCGCAAAAGCCGCAGAGCCGGCGGCGGGAAAAGCTCCTGCTCTGCCGAAAGTACCTCCGAAGTTTAGCGATGCGGTTGCGGCTGGCGGTGCTACAGCAGTTGGAACATTCAGTGCATCCGGATTATCAGGGCTTGGCGCTGGCGGTGTAATGCAAAAGATTGCAGCCGCTTCCCAGGAGACTGCCAAAAACACCGCAGAAATAGCTGATAATACCGAAGATAGTGGCGAGGAGTTCGTCTAATGCCGGATGTAACTTGCGAAGAAAAATATCTTGGCCGTCAATTAGTTAGTTCACAAAGCGGAAGCGCACAGGTTGAATACATTATCCAGAATACAGACGATGATGCCGCTGCGCTTTCGATACTCGGAACAACCGCGCCTTCTACCTGGAATGATTTACCGAAAGTATCGTGCGAAGTTGCTCAAATTGCACAGACGATTTGGGAAGGTGTTGCCAAGTATGGTATGTCTAATAATCAGCAAAACCCTAATGAGTCCAACTTTTCTTTTGAAACTGGCGGCGGTACGCAGCACATTACGCAAAGCCTGTCAACTATCAGCAGGTACGCTCCATCGGGCAAGACCGCACCTGTGTTTGATGGCGCTATTTGCGTTGACAATAACAGCGTAAATGGCTGCGATATTACAGTGCCTGTGTTCACATGGTCGGATACTTATATTTTTTCTACCGGCGTTGTAACACCAACCTACAAACAGACTCTTTTTGCTCTCACCGGCAAGGTCAATAACAGCTCCTGGGGTGGGTATAGTGCGGGAGAAGTTTTGTTTATGGGGGCATCCGGCTCAAAGCGCGGCAATCGCGGCGATTGGGAAATGACTTTTAAATTTTCAGCAAGTCCGAATATTACAGGCAAAACAATCGGCTCAATTACAAACATCGCGAAAAAGGGATGGGAATATCTGTGGGTCAGATATGACAATGATACTGACACAAACGCAAAGGTTCTGATTAAAAAGCCTGTTGCCGTCTATATTGAACAGGTTTATGAGTATGGCAATTTTGGCGGGCTGGGAATTTAAAAATGGCTGATAGCTTCAAAAGAGTTCAGGCCGGTCAAAGGCTTGCTATACCGGCAAGAGCGTACAACGCGATGCTCGAAACGGCGGAAGCCTATCAGCGGAACAAGACCAGCGGCGGAGATGGTACAGGTCAGGATAGCAATTCTAATTCTGTTTATATTAAAAACAACAGTTCATACGCAGATATTGACAGATTTGGAATTCTTGGGATTTCTGATGTAGTTTTCAGTCCGGTGGATGCCGATGCTCTGCCGCAGTTCAAAAACAAGGTTGTATTGGTTGGCGATATACCGAATATCGCTGCACACAGTGGTGGACGCTTTGTTATTTGTGAAGAACCCATACCACACGGCTCAATTGGCAGGGCTTTGGTCTATGGAGCCAGTCCGGTACAGATAAATGTAATTGATGAATCTAATATGTTTGCCGACATCAAGGATTACGGATATGCCTATTTAAACAGCACACCAAGCGGCGCAGTCTCAATACTCTGGAAAGAGGCTGGCACAGGATTAAAATGGGCGATTGTAAAATTAGGGACTGACAACACATCAATCGTTCGCGCTCGAGTCTATTCATATCCCAGCGGGTCAACTCTTTATGTTCAGAGATACAATTCAATTGGTATGTTAATAGACCCTCCCGGCCAATATGGTGAAGGTCTTCTCGCTGTTAAATGTATTATCGTTGGCAGCGGCGGCAACCTTAATAATTGCATACCTTCGTTAAATACTGGTAATACAGTATTTATAGCAAAGTATCCTGAATATAACTATCAGACTTATGTAACAACGTATTCCTGGTATTGCACGCAGATTTTCCAGACTATTTACACAGGTCAATTCTTCCAGCCGGTCGATGCCGGCAATGTACTGAAATTGAAAATAGCGGGGTGTTCATAATGCCTGTGTTAGATGGCTGCGTAAAGTTTTATACTTCCCAGTCAGATTCAGGGTTCTATCTGGTGTACTTTAATACGAGTACAACCTGCCGCAGTTGTCAGTACAAAGGATGTCTGATGGAATCCGGCGACCACGCCGGGCAGGTAAGGGTGATAATAAACGATGGTACTTGTGATGATACTTATTATGCGTGTATTGACTGGGAAAATGGCGGTTATTTTAAACTGACTATCCCTGATACCTGCTGTGGCGTTTGGTTTGATGAATGTGATAACAGCCTGGGTGATTACGGTTGTGGCTGGGAGGCAGGTTTCGTCCCAAATCAGATAGTTGTCCACATAAAGGGTATTCGCAGATGCAGCGATGATACAATTATCGAAGAACTTGAAGATAAATGCTTTTGTTTGGGCCAGAATAACGACCCGGGCTATGGGTGCGATAATATGAGTTGGGCAGGAGGCCGTGCCAAAGCAAAGCAATATGAGGATTATTTAGCGGCTAATGTCCAATCCGGCGACCAGTTTATCCTTACTGTTACAAATGCAGATAATTCAGCCTCGCATACGATTACATATACCGCAACATCAACAAATAGAGATACCGTTGCGCAGCAATTGGTAAGTCTCTGGAACGCTTCGACAAATCCACTATGCACACCTGTAACTGCGACTTACGCCAGCAGTCGCGCCTGGTTTGAGGCTGATGTAGCAGGAAAACCCTTTTTTATTACCCCGTCGACGATAAACGGCGGCAGTGCAGATACGCAAACTCTCACAAAACGTATTGATAGAGCAAATTATGGTATTCCTTATGGAGATACCTATTATGGAGTGTGTATTGGCGCTGGTCAATCTCCTTTTGACGGTGTTCAAATAGAAATAAATTTTTCCACGCTTGAAGAATGTAACTACGGAATTTATGGTACGGCATTTAGTTACTCTGTGCCAAACCACGGGGTTCAGTTTTGTCAGCAGTATCCGGATTATTGTTCAAGATGCCCGCCTTGCAGGGCTACTGATTACAGTCTGCCCTGTCCACCCAATTCATATTCAAATTGCCTTGTTGGTGGGTGCTGCCGCGACCAGAATAACAACCTTATATCACCGCAAGGATATGGTGGTACTGTTACGCTGATAGATGTTACCGGAGTTATTGAGCCGGAGATTTGGTCGGCGGGTACATCATATACTACTCAAAGTGTAGTTGTTTCAAATTCTGATGGCAAAAAGTATATATGTATTCAAGGCCATACATCAACAACATCAGATGAGCCGCCTCTTGGAATAAACTGGGAAGATTACTGGAAGCTGATGGAGTGTTTATGATTTGCGACAAAAAAAATAAACCTGTAATGACCGCAGAACAAATATCCGAGTGCCGGATGTGTATGCACGCTTCTGAAAAGAAAGTCTGGTGCTGTCTGCTTGGCTGCTGGATTAAAGAACAGGCAATTATTACAACATCAAACAAAGTTATACCCAAACACCATAAATCTGTCGTTGAAAAACCGACCATTCCGCAGATGGCGGAGAATTTCGCAAAGGCTATGATTAAATGGAGTGGCGGCGGCTTCAAAACTGTTGATAAGGAAACGTATATCAAACGAAGGCAGATATGTTCTGCCTGTGTTGATGGCTGGCGGTGCCCGCATTGCGGCTGTATGCTCTGGGCTAAGGTGGCATTGACAACCGAAAAGTGTCCGGAGAATAAATGGTAAGTTTGATATTTTATAGAAAGGCTTTGCGACTCCGATGGCTGGTGGAAAGACGAGAAAACCACGCAGAGTTGGCTTGTCTCACTAAAACATATTCAGTTGTATCAATTAACTTTTTTAAGGAGATATAAAATGATTCCAGAAACTAAACCACTGCTCTTAACGGTGAATGAGGCCGCTAAGGCACTTTGCATATCTGCAAGGACGCTCTGGCAAATCACAAAGGAGGGCAAGATTAGATCTATTCGGATTAATCGCTTAGTCCGCTACGACCCGCAGGATTTAGTCGCCTATATCGAACAGCAAAAGAAGTTTTCAAATTATCAGATTTGAAATTGTAATCACCTTTTTTGTGGATTGAAAAGCTATGGCAAGTATTTCACGCTCTTCGTCTGACAACAGGCGAAGTATACAATTTGTTTGTGCAGACGGCAAACGCAGAACAATACGTCTGGGACATGCCTCGCAGAGGATGGCAGAATTTACAAAAATTAGGATTGAGTCACTGCTTAGCAGCGCTCTTTTAGGCTGTTCGCCTGATCCGGAGATATCACGCTGGCTGGCATCTCTGGGCGATGTAATGCTCAATAAACTTGCGGCTGTTGGATTGATTCCCAAGAGGCAAGTTGTTACACTAAAAAACTTTATTGATGCCTATATTCAGTCTCGAATTGATGTCAAGCCCGGCACCCGCATGTCCTATGTGCATGTCCGCAATAATCTGATAGAATATTTCGGGGAAAATAAGATTCTGCGTGATATAACGGCTGGCGACGTCGATACATGGAGACTGGGGCTCATCAGGATGAATCTCGCCGATAACACCGTGCGCCGGCGATGCGGCGTTGCAAAGCAGTTTTTTCGCGCCGCCATGCGCAAAGATATTATCGAAAAGAATCCGTTTGAAGGTGTAAAGGTGGCAGTACAGCCTAACCGAGCCAGAATGTATTTTATAACGACACAGGAATCAGAAAAAGTATTGGAAGCCTGTCCCGATCAGCAGTGGCGGTTAATTTTTGCGTTGTGCAGATACGGTGGCCTGCGTTGTCCTTCAGAAGTTTTGGGGCTCAGATGGGCAGATATTGATTGGGCGCGTTCCAGAATGGTTGTCCACAGCCCGAAAACCGAACACCACCAAGGTAAAGATATACGCATAGTGCCGATCTATCCTGAATTATTGCCGCACCTGCAGGAAGCATTTGATCATGCGGCGGCTGGAACGGAGTATTTGATTACGCGGTACCGCAAGAAAAATTCTAATCTGCGCACATCCTTTGAGCGTATCATTTGTAAAGCACAATTGAAACCTTGGCCAAAGCTGTTTCAGAATTTACGGAGCAGCCGGGAAACAGAGCTGACGCAAAAATTCCCGCTGCATGTAGTCTGTGCATGGATGGGAAATAGCCAACTGGTAGCGGCAAAACATTATTTGCAGGTCACGGATGATCATTTCAAATCTGCCGCCAGCAAAAATACACTCGATAAAATTCAAGAGCCAGTAGCCAATGAGCAGAAATAA